CAAGAATCTTTTGACAGTATGTCAATAGAAGAAAAGCTTAATGCTGTAGGACTTGAAGTAAACGATAGCACAGAGCCAGGTGTACAACCAGTTGGTGACATGCTGGGAGGAGTTGTTGAAAAGATGGAACAACAAAATAAATATCGTGATGACCTTAAATGTCCATTCTGTGGACAGATGGTGTACGATAATCGTAACAGTAAAAGGTCAGATAAAAGTCCAGACTTTACCTGCAGCACTAATGACCCTGTAATATGCGGAGGACATAGTGGGAAGTGGCGTAAGTCTTGGTGGTTAGATAACAGTGATATACCTGCAGAGTGGGGTATTAAATGATACCAGAATACTTTAGAGGTACTAAAATACCTGCATATATCAAATCAAAAACACAACTTGTAGCTTGGGTATTTACCGAGTTTATAAACAGTGAACCAATAAGTAATTGGGAGTTTGTGGCAGAACTACATTGCCACAGGTTTGGTGGAATAATACATAATCTTAGGCAGGAAGGTTATGAAATTACTACCTTACCTAGTAAAAAACGTGGGTTAGTACATTACTACTGTACAAAATTACCTACTAAGAAAGCTGCTACCATTAGCTAATGATAGAAGTATTAGTCGGTTGTATGATACCTCTGTTGATTACAACCGATACATTACCAGAGTACAGGGACTGTATGGAAGTGACTTCTAAAGTCGAACATGTGTTGGAACATACAGACCTTGTACAAAGGTACTTTAAGGAGGACGACATCTTGCAAGCACTAAATGTAATTTACTGTGAAAGTTCAGGAAAACCTGATGCAGTAGGTAAGAACACAAATGGTACTGCAGATGTTGGACTCTGGCAATTTAATGATGACACATGGGCTTGGTTAAAACCTAAGCTTAGTATAGTTAGTAATAGAACTGATAAAGAAGTATCTACAGCAGTGGCTTCTTGGTTAGTTTATAATGACGGTTGGCATCATTGGAACAGTAGTAAACACTGCTGGAAGGGATATAACAATGAAATGTTGTGGTTACAAACTACAAAAAGTATGCGTAGTAACTGACCAAGTTTACTGTGATTACTGTGAGAAAGTATGGGGTCACGTAGATGAGTTTATTTAATAACGCAAGAAAAAATATTAATGACATTCTTAACTTACAATGTGATATATGCGGTAATGCATACTTCACTAATTTTACAAGAATTAAATATTGTGACGAATGTATTAATGATTTAGAAAAGGAGTTAGAAAATGGCATCCCAGAAAATTGATATAAACAAAATAAATATATTTAATAATCCTAAGTTTATGAAAGTATGGGCAAAGCAATTTGACCAGGCATGTGGTAGTGATGTGTTTAACATACCACCAGACATGGCAAAGCTTAGGTTTTTAATGGATAAGTTTGTCGTAGATTATAACTTTCATCTAGGACAATTAGAGGAGGAATAATGCAAACATTTGCATCTAAAGAAGCTGTATACCACAGAACACCTGAAGAATCTACAGAACGATTTAGAAGGTGGACAAATAAAAAAATAAAATTAGCTGCAAGTCTTGATAGATTTGGAGGTAAACGTTTACTAGGAGTAACAGATAATAATACACCTATATGGGTTAGTTATAATATTGACAGAGAAACATTAACATGTGACATAACACTATCTCATTCAATGAATACTATACGTAAATCTAAATTATGTCCTAGACGTATTACTGTAGCTACAGGTGAAAACTTTACACTGATAGACAATGCTATGCGACCAACAAGTAAACCTGACCATGGTGAAGTAACACAACGTACATTAGATTACATAGAAAAACTAATGTCATACAATGAATCAAAGATATATTATGAAGATAATAAATGTACAACAGGTATGTTTATGAAGATATCTAATACAATATACGAAGGTTCACCAGATAACTTACGAGTTAGGTGGCTTGATGTAATGAAGGCCTGGAATTTACCAAAAGGAAAGTACTTTAATATCTAATGAGTAACAATACATACAGACCTTTGCCTAGTTATATGACTATTAAAAAGTCACCTATAGATGGCTTAGGTTTGTTTACACTTAAAGCAATAAAAGATTTAGAAACTTCTTTAGGTGTAACACATGTATGGTACGAAGAAGTAGGAGAAGTATTTCGTACACCTTTAGGAGGTTTTATTAATCATAGTGAAACACCTAATTGTGAAATTAAAAGATTCGATGGCACAATAGTCAGTCATTTGTTTCCTATTAAACCTATAAAAGCAGGAGAGGAGATTACATTAAAATATACAATGTATAAAGTATGATGGAAAGTTTATCACCAATAAGAGAAGAAGCTCTTAAAAGGGCTGGAGGACGCTGTGAATGGGCGTATTGTAACGATAATAAATGGTTAGAGCTAGCTCATATACAAGGTATAGGTATGGGTGGTAGTAAGTCACGTAAGTTTGATTTAAATAATGTGGCAATATTATGTAAATGGCACCATGATATATATGATGGAAGGCAATCTAGTGGACATAGTAAAGCCTACAGAGATTTACTTAAAGGTTTTTTAAAAAGAGAATTTAACGATTAAAAAGTCTTAGCGACCTAGTTTATTTTTAGGTTGTCTAGGTTTAACATTTTTAGAATATATTTTTGAACGCAAATCAGCAGGAGAATGTGTTACTTTTTGACCAGTAACTTTACCTTTCATAAGCTTGCTATATTGTTTATCAAATTGTGATTCTATTTTACGATAACCTGCAGCTTTTTCTCTAGCCCATTTTTCATCATTAAATATATCTATATAACTACTGTTAGCTATAGCATTAGCCCAACTTTCATATTGAGTAGCTTGAGCATCAGCTTTTTTAGTTAACATTTTAGCTTGATATTGTCTACGTTTTAATTCTGTTTTACCAAGTCCAGCATAACCTTGACCTGTAGCTTTAAGTGTAGCTATATTTTCTAAATATTGTTTTTTAGTTTTAGCCATTACGGATTCAACTTTGTTTTATTGTTGCTAGGATTTCTATCTTCCCATGTAGGTATTAAAGGTTCTAAAAGTTCTGGTGGTCTGTCTTTTATTAAACCTCCAAAAACAGATAACTGTAACATAGTATGTGCAATATCTACATAATCTTTTATACCAGGTTTTTTCTTAGCTGATTTTCTTGATGTATACTTATCAACTCTATCAAGTGCATGCATATCACCTCTACCTCTAAGAGTATAATTTAAATCCTTTAAATCTGGATTCTTTGATATTTTAGGTTTTCTCATTACTTACTTACTTTTTTAACAGGTTTAACTAATTGTTTTTTAGCAAACTCTTTAACAACCACTAACGCTGCTGCACCACCTGATAACGCAGCTAACTGTAAAGCCTCTGCATCTACACCAACTAATGGAGCAACTGTTAATGCAGATATAAATGCTTCAACAAATGTCCATACAGTTTTTTCTAATATAACTTTATATTCAGCATTCATTATTTAAAATAATCCTCTTCTTTTTTATTACGATTTACTAATCCTGAGTATAACATTAATCCTGCTGAGATGTTAGGATTTCTTTTTGCAAAATTGCTAGCGATTATAGCAGCACTTGCAGCTGCTTTTTTAATAAGAGCTGGGTCTGCTTTAGCTAAATTGTCTACTACTTGTCCTGCATCAGCTATTAATGTTTTTAAAATTTTTGGATAAGCTTCTTCATATTTTTTAACGTATGATTTTGATTGCTTTATGTCACCTAAATCTGTAGCTTTAACTGAAGATGCTGGTTTGTTTACTCCTAATGGAGAACCTGGGTCTGGTGCGCCTCTAGTTGCAGCAGCAACTCTAGGATTTTGTCTTGTAAATTCAGCAGTAAAATCTGGAGTAGGTTCTTTTTTAATACCAGTTTTTGATTTATTTAATTCATCTTCATAAGTAGCAGTAAGATAATAGCTACCAGCTTTACTAGTACTTTCTTTAACAGGAAATGCTTTACCTCTATCTATTTTACCTAGAAATGTTTCACCAGGCATATCAGCAGCTATAGGCATAAGGTTTTGCCTCATTTTTTTAAGAGTGCTTTCCATATTTTTTACATCTTTTTTAAGACGGTTTATTTCAGCTGCAGATTCAGGAGTACTAAGACCCTGTAAATGCATTTTTTTACTAAGGTCTTCTAAAAATGTAATCTTTTTTTCAGCACTAGTTTTTTCACGAACTAATTTTTGTCCAGCTATAATTTGTCTATCATCTAATGGCATAGCCATTTCAACATTTCGTAAACTTGTTTTTTTAGCTTTACCACCAGTAGGTAATACATCACCTTTTTTAACAATTGTTTTTTCTATTTGTACAGGACCTGCATCACCAAGAATACCCTTAGTTTCACCCCAATATTCTGACATATTTCTTACATAACTTTTAGCATCTTTGCTAGTTAATCCTGATTGTGTTTGTTCAAATGTTTTATCATAAAAATTTTCAGAAGTAGCTTTGCCTACATCTTCAGTCATAGATTCTAAAACAGTTTTACCTGATTTATCAACAGATTCATCAAGGTCAGCTAATATTTCTGGTTGTTTAATACCAGCTTTTATAACACTTTCTACAGCTGCAGCTTCTTCAAGTGGTTGACCAAACATAGCTTTTTCTATTTCTAAATTAGTTTCTAATTCAGCAGCTTCTTCTGCTAATGCAGCACGTACTTTAGGGTCTATGTCTTCTATTTCTGTCAAATACTTATCAATAGTTGCAAGTTCTTCTTTATAAAATGCTGTACCTTTTTTAATTTCAGATTCTGTATAGTATTTAGGAGCAGCTGATTCAGCTATTTGTGCGTTTTTAATACCTGATGGTGAGCCAGGAATTTTAGTTTTTAATTCAGCTCTTCTATTTATTTCTTCATCAATAATATTTAGTACGTCTTTATCACCTTGAAACATACCTTTTAAAGATTGTAATTTACTAACACTAGCTTTACTTATAAAATCAGAGTAACTACTACCTTCTCTACCAGAAACTCTATCTACAGTTTGTGTACCAAAATTTTCTATTTGTGTTTGATTAGCTAGTTTATCAAAACCTTGTCCTTCAATTTTATCTGCATCACCATAATCAATATCTAATTCAGAACTAGCTTCATCAAAATCTAATCCATCTTCGCCCACTATATCTGGGTCAAATTCATTTCCGAGTTTTTTAGAACCTTTAAAAGGCATATTTTTTGGCATTATGTAATTCTCCTGCCGTCTAGTTTAGCAGATAAAACTTGAACTTCACCACTTATTTCTTGTAATTTTTCCATAACTGTACTTGTAAGTATGACATCATCAGTTGACTTATTAGATATTTCTTTAACATCACCATCATAATCTATATACTCTACTTCTACATCTAATCCTGATTCAATAGCAGCTAATACACGAGGATACACAAGCTTATATGCATCACGACTAGCACCTATAAACCCATCTTTTTTCACAAGGTTACTTTCTTGTGAATTACCCAGTAGCAAACAACCTGCAGTATTCTCATCTGTATTACCTGAATGCCATAGTATCCATTCAAAGCCAGGTACATCTAGCACCCATATCATACCTTTATGAAAGTCTGCACCATATCTGGACAGATAACGGTTATGAAAACCACCTTCAGTACGTAAACCTAGCTTGTAAGTACCAGCAGGTATACGTGTTTCACCCCAGACTTTAACATCACGTTGTTCATCTTCTAATGTATAACAAAGAAATGTACGTTTACTATTGTTGACTTCAAATAGCAAACCTGATGTAGAGTCTTTTTGGCTACTTACTCTAAGAACTTCGTACTTCATCTATTGGTTCCCATACTGCACACCAACCATATGGTGCTACTTGTTCCTGAAATTTAACGCAATAGTTATTAGAATAATATTCGCAATTACTACAATACTGACCAATTGTATTACTTCTGTTAACATATGCACCAGGTAACGGCATTATTGTTTTTTCTTTTTAACGATTCGTTTAATTTTTCCATTTTTAGTTCTAGCAAAAATATGTGTTTTAGTTTCTCTAATGAAAGTACCACTATAAGTTTTACCTCCCCACTGCCAGCTTACTGTTTTACCCATTACTACTTAACCTTATCTATTACTTTCTAACCAAGTAATTCTATCATCAAGTGTGTCTATTTCCCACATTCTTTGTTCTAAAACTTGTATTTGTGTTTCAAGTCTGACAGATTTGGTATTAAGGTCTGTCCATTCCCACTT